ATGACACTGTTATACAACCGCAGGAAGGTCAACACATGAACAGGAGTGCAGTACCAGCGTCTTGGATCTCACAAAAGATTTACAAGGCACCTGCGATCCACTAAATATTTTTTGTAGTAAAAAAAAAGGAAGTCAGAATGTCAAACAGTACAGTAATCAATATTATTAAAAGAAATGGCAAAAGCGAGCCATTAGACGTAAACAAGATCCACAAAGTGGTAGAATTTGCTTGTGAAGGACTCACAGGTGTAAGTGCATCTCAAGTAGAAATGAGTTCGCATATTCAGTTTTATGATGGAATGACATCTAAAGAGATTCAAGATATTATGGTCAAGTCAGCAAACGATTTGATTACATTAGAGAATCCTAACTATCAATATGTTGCGGCACGTTTATTACTGTATGCAACATATAAAGATGTATACGGTGAATTTAATAATAAAACATTACATCAAATGATCGAACTAAACATCGAACGTGGTGTTTATGATCCTGAGATTCTTGAAAAATATGATGCTGACGAACTTACTACATTAGACAAATATATTAAACGTAACCGAGACGAAAACTTTACATATGCTGGCCTCAGACAGGTTGTGGACAAATATCTTTGTCAAGACAGAAGTACTGGACACTTGTTTGAAACCCCGCAACACATGTATATGATGATTGCGGCAACACTATTTGCTAACTATCCTAAACAAGATAGATTATACTACGTAAGGAGATACTACGATGCGACCAGCCTTTTTAAACTCAACATCCCCACACCCGTTATGGCAGGTGTACGAACTCCTATTCGTCAGTTTGCTTCTTGTGTTCTTGTTGATAGCGATGATACTCTCAATTCCATTTTTAGTTCTGATATGGCTATCGGACGTTATACTGCCCAGAGAGCAGGCATTGGAATCAACTCTGGAAGAATCAGAGCGATCAACTCAAAAATTAGAGGTGGAGAAGTAGCACACACAGGTATCATTCCATTCCTTAAAAAATTCGAAAGCACAGTACGTTGTTGTACACAGAATGGTGTACGTGGCGGTAGTGCAACTGTACATTTTCCTTTGTGGCATTATGAAATTCAAGATGTTCTTGTATTAAAAAACAACAAAGGAACAGAAGACAATCGTGTACGTAAGTTAGATTATTCAATTCAACTTAACAAATTAATGTATGAAAGATTATTAGCCAATGGGGACATCACTCTTTTCTCACCACATGATGTACCAGAGTTATACGAAGCATTTTTTGCTGATCAAGATAAGTTTGAAAAACTTTATAAGAAATATGAAAAAGACACAACTATTAGAAAGCGTTCTATTCCAGCAATGGAATTGTTTGGTAACTTGTTAAAAGAACGTGCTGAAACAGGCCGCATGTACCTTATGAATGTAGATCATGCAAACACACACAGTTCGTTCAAAGACACAGTTTATATGAGTAACCTGTGCCAAGAGATTACGCTACCCACGAAGCCGCTTAATCACATTGATGACGAAGAAGGTGAGATTGCTCTATGTATTCTAAGTGCAATTAATGTAGGATTATTAAAAGAATATAACGATCTTGAAGAACTATGTGATTTAGCAGTAAGGGCATTAGATGAAATTATTGACTATCAAAAATATCCTGTATTAGCCGCAGAAAAATCTACCAAAGCAAGACGTTCGCTTGGTATTGGTTATATTGGACTTGCACATTACTTGGCACGCCAAGGGGTTAAATACAATGACAAGAAAGCATTAACAAAAGTTCACGAACTTACAGAAGCATTTCAATACTATCTATTAACTGCTTCAAATAATCTTGCTAAAGAAAAAGGAAGATGTGATTACTTTGATAAGACAAAGTATGCAGATGGAATTTTACCCATTGATACATACAAAAAAGATCTTGATGAAGTATGTAACATTAAGTTAAAATATGATTGGGAAAGCCTTAGAAAATCTATCACTGAACACGGATTACGACACTCAACGTTGTCCGCACAAATGCCATCGGAGAGCAGTTCCATTGTGTCAAATGCTACAAACGGAATCGAACCACCACGTGGATACCTGTCCGTTAAGAAAAGCAAAAAAGGGCCTCTTAAGCAGATTGTTCCACAGTATCAAACACTGAAACAACACTACACTTTACTATGGGATATGCCTGGCAACGAAGGTTATATACATATCGTTGCAGTTATGCAAAAGTTTTTTGATCAAGCCATTAGTGGTAATTGGTCATACAATCCATTACAGTACGAGGACAATGAAGTTCCTATGAGTGTAATGTTTAAAGACTTGTTGAATACATACAAGTATGGGTGGAAAACTTCCTACTATCAGAACACATACGACTTTAAGGGGGCTGATGACGTAGAAGAACCAAAAGAAGAGATAAGTACTCCACTTGTCCAAGAACAGCCGGAACCACAAAACGATGACGAAGTTTGTGATTCTTGTGCAATTTAGTTCTTGACAGTGTAGTTAAATTAGTATATTATAGTGTTGAAAGTTAGAGGAACGATAAGCAATGGCAAAGACAGTTTTTAATAAAAACAAAGTAGACTTCACAAAGCAGAATATGTTTTTTGGTGAAGATCAAAACACACAACGATACGATACATTCAAGTTTCCAGAGTTTGATAAACTTAACCAAACCATGTTAGGTTATTTTTGGCGACCGGAAGAAGTTAGTCTTCAAAAAGATCGAGGAGACTATGCAGAATTTAGACCAGAACAGAAGCATATCTTTACATCAAACTTAAAATATCAAACACTCTTAGACAGTGTACAAGGACGTGGTCCATGTTTAGCATTCCTACCTTACTGTTCTTTACCAGAACTTGAAAGTTGTATTGTTGCTTGGGATTTCTTTGAAACAATTCACAGTCGTTCATATACACACATTGTAAAAAATGTTTATCCTGATCCGGCAGAAGTATTTGATACAATCCTTGATGATGAAAAAATTATCGAACGTGCTGAATCAGTTACAAAAGAATATGATAATTTTTATAATGTTGCTAATGAATATTTTAATAAAGGTAAAGGTGATTTATACGATGTTAAAAAAGCATTATATATGGCAATGATGACAGTAAACATCCTTGAAGGATTGCGTTTCTATGTGTCTTTTGCTTGTACCTTTGCATTTGGCGAGTTGAAACTAATGGAAGGCAGTGCTAAGATTATTTCATTAATTGCTCGTGACGAAGCGACACACTTAAATCTTTCAACACATATTATCAAGCACTGGATGAAAGGTGATGATGACAAAGACTTTGTTAAAATTGCAAAAGAGTGTGAAGAAGAAGTTTATGAAATGTGGCGTAACTGTGTAGACGAAGAAAAACGTTGGGCAGACTATCTGTTTAAAGATGGATCTATCATCGGCCTTAATGAAAATCTATTACATGCCTATGTAGAATTTATTGCTAACAAGAGATTGAAAGCACTTGGACTAAAAACAATCTATGATCGTCCACTTAATACCAACCCTCTACCTTGGACACAACATTGGTTAAGTTCTGCAGGCTTGCAAGTGGCTCCTCAGGAAACAGAGGTAGAGTCCTATATCATCGGTGGCGTTAAACAAGACGTAGAAAAAGATACTTTTAAAGGATTTAAACTATGAGCAGAACAGTAGTATACTCAAAACCAATGTGTCCTTATTGCGATAAAGCAAAGCACTTACTAAAGAATTTGAATATTGAATATGAAACAATTCAAGTTGGTAAGGATATCTCAGTACAAAAATTAACAGAAGAGTTTGAAGTAAATGGTTTACCACAGCCAAGATCAGTACCGCAAATTATCCTCAACGGTAAGTATATAGGAGGCTATCAAGAATTAGCCAAATATGTAGAAGAAACCGGAATGGAAGGTATCAAACAATAGTGTTAGTGCAAACATATAAAACAGGCGACACAGTATCAATTAAACTAACTTCAGGTGAAGAAATTGTTGCTCGTGTAACCGAAGAAAAAGCAGACAGTTGGATTGTACACAAACCATTAACATTAATGCAAGGACCAAATGGTTTAGTATTAGGTCAATGGATGATCACTTGCGATCCGGCACAGGATGTCTCTATTCCAAAATCAAATGTTATGGTCATTACTAAAACACTTGAGGAACATGCAAAGAGATATATTGAAGCAACAACAGGGATTAAAACATGAGTAATAAATTAATTTTAGTTGATGTTGACGGAGTTCTCTTAAACTGGAAAAATGCATTTATTCAGTTTATGGCATTAGAAGGTATTATTGAAAAAGATAATACCAAATACCATGTATGGGAATGGATGGAAACATTAGACGGAAAAGCACTTGATGAGGAAAAAGGCAGATTTATGATTGAGTATTTCAATCGATCAGCATGGATTTGTTTTTTAGATCCTCATAAAGATGCTGTGGAAATTGTAAAAGCACTTAAAGCAAAAGGCTATGAATTTAAGGCAATTACATCTCTACATAAGGATAAGCCAGCACAAGAACTGCGTAAAATGAATATCGCAGATGTCTTTGGTGAAGGAACAATATCCGATATTACCTTTCTACCAACAGGTGCTGACAAGGATGAAGCACTTAAACAGTATGAAGGTTCAGGGGCCTGGTGGATTGAAGATAATGTGAAGAATGCACAAGTTGGAAAAAACTTGGGTTTGAATTCAATTATCATGGAGCACGAGTATAACAAGGATGAGTATACTCATGACATTCCAACTGCTAAGTTGTGGAGCACTATATATAAACACATTACAGGAGAACGTTATGTCAACAATTCATGAGCAAATCATTGCTGAATATGAAAACTATCTAAAAGAAGCAGAAGCATTTGATACAAAAAGTGTCAAAGCGGCCGCGGCAAGAGCAAGAAAAGCCTTAGGTAACATTGGCAAACTTGCCAAGTCAAGAAGAGCAGAAATTCAAGAGAAAAAGAATTCTCTTTAATATCAAACTCAAGTTATCAGCACAGGGTGATATTTTTTTACCCTGTGCTGTTTCTTTACTAAATACCCTTAGATTTAATAAATAACTGTAAGAGGGCGTAAAAGAATATGCAAAACGGAAAATTAAAATGGTATAATCCTGTAAAAGGATTTGGTTTTATTACTCCAGAGTCTGGTAGTAATGATATCTTTGTACACATAACAGAGTTAAAAAAGGCTGGCATTCAAGAAGATAACATACTTGAAGGTATGGAATTGACGTATGAAGAGCAAGACTTTCGCGGCAAAACAGTAGCCGGAAACATTCAAAAGAAATAATAATCCCCTATAAGTAGTAGTATGAAATGCGAACAAGGAGACCTTGCTCGAATCATCTTTTCTATTCGTCCAGAAAACGTAGGTAGAATTGTCAAGGTGAAAGAGTACATAGGCAAATTCAACAACGGCGAACAATTCCAATTTAGAGGAATGGCTTGCCAGTGTGTAGTCCATGATCATTATTGGTGGATTGAAGCAGATGATCTAAACACCCTGCTTGGACCAAGTCCACAAGCCTATATTGCTGATAGTTGGCTTGAACCAATTAGGCAACCAAAATCCAAACAAAAAACTAAAAAAGAACTTGACATTACCATTTAATGGTGTTATAAATATACTTGTAACGTTGAAGCCAATTGAAGGCAGACAGGACGGGAGT